GTGGGCGTTCCGCGCGGAACGCCCGCTCAAGGGCACGCGCTGAGATCATGTTGAGCTTCGGTCTGCTGCTCGGCTTGCAGCAAGGCGAGCTCGATCAACTCTCGCGTGAGAGCGCTGATGCTGATGCGCCGCGCTCGCGCGAGCGACTTGATGCGATTTTTGACCTCAGGTTCGACGTAGCACCCTACCAAGTGCTTTTTGACTATCTTTTCCTGTTCCCAATTTCTCATATCTATATTGTATATCATCATACGCGCTTCTGGTTCGTTTATCTACCTTAGAGTTTGATAAGAGTTTTGGCGCGCCCCTTTACAAGACAGTTTTAGCACATATAATATCATATACCAGAGCGAAAAGGAGAAATAAGATGAACGAGTTGACCTATAATCCGAAAGAGATCGAACGGCTCGTGTTCGATCTCGAGCAAAATACCACAAATTTTGACGCATACCACATTATCGTTAACCGCTATATGGACGATTGGGCCAAAATCGCACGAGAATGCGTCGAGGCTGGTGATTTCGTTCTTGCCGCACGAATAGTGCGGGCATTCAAACCCAAGCAGGCGGCCAAGATTTTGAGAGCCCTGGTCTCTCAGTAGCAAAGTCAGGCCCAGTGCAAGCACCGGGCCCGACACACGCGATGAACACGGCGCGGCTGCCGGCTACGCCGAACCGGCGCTTGATGGAGCGCCGTGGATGAAAGGAGCGAACTAATGAACGAAACCTTGAACGACCTGATCGAGCGCGGTCTTGCTATCCGCGCGCAGCGCATCGCCGAGGAGCGCGCGCGGATAGCCGCCGAGGAAGAGGCACGCGCCCGGATGCGCGCCACAGACGAACGTTTGATTCGCGAATTGCTTCCCCTCCCGCTCGCCGAGCAAGCCTACGTGGACGTGCTCGACGAGCACGCCTACGTGCGCGTAACGAGCCCCTTCCCCAGAGCGGGAAGCATAAAAATCCGTGTGCAAAAGGATGAGCTCGGCCGCTGGTCGCTGTGCAGTTACGAAGTGACCAACCCGGACGGATACTTCCTGCGGCTGCAAACGCTCGAAGAGGCAGTGGCTTATGCCGCTGGTGTATTGGAGATTTAACCATGAGTGATCTATCCCCTACCCCTGTAACCGCTAGTGTCCTAGAGCGTGTGCTTGTCTCCGGCGACCTCGCTCAGCTAAGCGATGCGCAGCGGCTCGAATACTACCGGGCCGTATGCGAATCTCTTAACCTTAATCCGTTGACGCGACCGTTCGAGTATCTGCGGCTCAACGGTAAGCTAACCCTATACGCAACGCGCGCGGCGGCTGACCAGCTACGCTCGCTCCACGGTATCGGCATCGTGGATGCGAAGATCGAGTGGCGAGGCGATCTTGTCATCGTAACCGTTAGGGGCCGCGACAGGGACGGGCGTGAGGATGTGGAGATCGGCGTGGTCTCGGTAGCTGGCCTGAGCGGCGATGCACTCGCAAACGCCGAAATGAAGGCCATGACCAAGGCCAAGCGTCGTCTCACGCTCAGCCTTGCCGGTCTCGGATGGCTGGACGAGTCTGAGGTAGACACCATTCCTGGCGCTGAGCGAGTGGCCGGGCCACAACTTGCGCCCGCGCTAACAGACGAAGCGCAAGAGATCCGCCAAAAGCTAGCGGATGCCGCGAAACAGTTGCCCGAAGATTCGCCCCTGCGCGTTCAGGCGCGCGAGGCGTGGCGATCTGGCAACGTTGACGTGATGAGGGAAGTTCTCGGCAAGATTGCCGAAGAAGAAGTGTAATCGCTGCCGGCGGCGTATTCAGCGTCGCCGGCGAAACAAAGGAGGCAACAAATGGCCACATTTCTATTGAATTCCGCAATGATGCCAGCCGAGGGAACGTATGTCCTCAAGCGGATCAGCCGCGACGAATTCGCGCGGTTAGTCGCCGACGCTTATCGGCGCGGCGACCTGCAAAGCTATGTCGGTTATCCAGAGACCGCTCAGCACATCGAGCGGATTTCCGGTATTCCGATCGAGGTCAGCCGTGCCACTACGCAACTTACAGATAGGGCGACAATCCTGATCTGCAAATTAGCCTACCGGGTGTCAAACCCGGGCGACAAAGGCAAGTTTCAGCCGAAAGACGAAGACTATGAGTATTTCGTCGCGAAATACAAGCGCGCTTAAGATGTTTGCACCCTGGTATACCCTCCGCCCATCTGACCGCTTGGCCGCTCGGCTGTTGGCTGAACGCGACGATGACGGCGTACGCGCTGTCATCATCACCGGCGCACCCGGTGTCGGTAAAACGTCGTTCGCTCGTGCCCTCGCTGAGGGCATGGGCGGGCGGCTTGTCGAATACTATGCTCATCACTGGACGTCAGACGAGGATATGTTCCTCGCGGTTGACCCGGCGCGCGTCGCGGCTATCGCGGGCGGCCACGATATGCCGCTGAGCGCGACCTATCGGCGCGGCGCGTTGCTGCGCGCTACGTTGGCCTCACGGCGCACGCACGTTGTCCTGCTCCTGGACGAGTGGGACAAGGCACCTGAGCACTGCGACGCGCTGTTGCTGGAGTTTCTCCAGAGCGGAACCGTCCACGGCCGCCACGGCGAGCGGTGGCAGGCAAATAAACAGCAGCTCGCTGTGGTTATCACCAGCAACGGCCTGAGAGAGTTGATCGAGCCGCTCCAGCGGCGGTGCTTCCGATACGAGATGCCGTATTTAGTGCCAGAGGTCGAAGCTGACGTGCTGCGCAAGACCACCGGCGCGCCTGTTGGCGCGATCAGGCTCGTTGTTAAGGCGATGAATCTGATTCGCGTAAACGGCCGCTCGTCGCCGTCCCTGCAGGAAGGCGCAATGCTCCTACGCGGAATGGCACTGGCGAGCAACGTGGATGATGTGCGCCTCCTTGTCCGGGGGTATCTGTTGAAGGATGCCCAGGACGAAGTCGCATTGAAGTCGCTGGGTGATATTTCAGCCCTGCTTTGGGGCGAGTGGAGGCGCCGTGGGTAAAACTATCAAGCTCAATCCCGCGCGTTGGCCCTACGCCTTGCAGATGATGGCAGGGCGTGAGCACATGACCGTCGTCATTGACGGTCAAACCGTGGAGTTGTTCGTGACAACTCGCGGCGATGTATGGGCTTACGTTTCCGAGACCGTCACGCCCGCAATCCAGAGCTATCTATCGCGCATTCCTCTCGCCCCTGCTGACGACGAGTCGTCGCCAGCAGAGGCGAGCGCGGATGCGCTCGAGCAGAAGGAATCGGATTCTCTAGCGAACGCTAGTGAGAATACCGATTCCTCTGCCGGGGATGGCGAACCCCAAGCAGAGTCGCAAGATTCTGCTGGCGATCCTGAGTCAACCCCTGATATTCAGGGCGAGGATTCGTCCTCGAACGGCCAAGGCCGGGACTCTGAGATTGCCGAACAACATCCGGGTAGCGCCTCGTCGTCGGGCGACGACGGCGGCGAGGAAAGCATGCCGGATGGCCAAGCGTGGCAAACAGCCTTCGACGCGGCGTCGCACGCGTCAGAGGAAGCCACCAGCGGGGCGCTGGACAGCGATGTTCAGCAACGGTGTGATTCCGTTCCGTCCGCTGGCGACGGCGCGCCGGCGTCGGAAAACATCCGGCGCTCCTTCATTTCGCTGTCGCAGCTGTCACGTGTTCCCGATCCGTCGCCCGGCGGCGTGCTTGCGCGGTTCGCCGACGCAGAGGTTGACCGCGCGATGATCGCTCGTGCGCGCCGCGCGTTTCGTCGCATGATCTTGGACGGCGAGACGAGGTCGGGCCCGCGATGGAACACGCGCGCTGTTGCGGCGAAGACGGCCGGCTATCTGCGGTCGTGGACTGTGAGCGACCGCAGACGCGAGTCAGGACGCCCGGCTTTGCTCATCCTGCCCGACGTGTCGGGTAGCATGGGAAGGCTATCTCGAAGTGTCGTCGCCTTTGCCGTTGCGTGTTACGGCACGCTGAGCGAAGGTGACATCGTGTGCGTGTCGCACACGAACGGCAATCCGATCGAATACATGCCCGACGGATTGTCGGACATGGACTACGAGCAGATCATCCGTCAGCGAAACATCCGAGCGATTGTGATCGCCGCCGATCACGATGGCGAGGATACGTTCCTGCGCCTCGCCCACCTTGTGCCGCGGGTGTTCTGGTTGTCGCCGTTCGGTTGCAACCAGATGGAGTGTCCGCGCATCCGCGATACGCACAAGGTGCTGGCAGACTGGCCGGACGACATCCGACGGCGAGTGGTATACGCCGATGGATGCGGCGACCCAGTCAGTTGTTTGACGGCCTTGGAGATGATGATATCCGGGTGAGTACCGAGACAACGGCCTAATCAATTTAACTTTCGAATGACGTATAATTGATCATATGCCAAGTGAAACACGTAAGAGGAAACAGTTGGTGATGGTGGCTGTCCCTCCGGACACCATTGTTCAACTCGACGCCATAGCCACCCGCTATGGCATTTCGCGTAGCGCGGTTATTAGGCGAGCCGTGGACATTTTTCTGCGACGATACGAGCGAAAAAGGGGGTCTATCCGCGATGAATAGGCTCGTCATTCTTTCCCTCGCCGCTCTGCTCGTTGGGTGCAGCGACGGCTCGGCCGCTCTCCGTCCTGGCTCCGCCAGGTTGGGGGCCGAAATTGCACCAACAACCCCAGAAATTGCACCAACAACGGACGACGACCAACTGGCCATTCTAGATTTGGCAACCGCGGTATCCGAAATTGCACCAACAACGGAGCAGAAATTGCACCAACAACATATACGGGGCGAAGATCAGTCACCCGCCACATATGGCGGTCAGAATGCCGACCCGACGTGGATCGCTGTCGCGTTGCTGGGGGTAATTTTCGTCTTGATTTGGGCAACATGGATCGGCCGGGCGGTATCTCGGCGCATGGAGAAGTGAAAATGAACAATATCCCGGATCATCTGGATATCCCAGATATCCCAGATATCCCCGACGGCCCCGGCGCGCATGGGGACATGGCCAGCGTCGCAGCCCGTCGCATCGCCGGCGCAATTGCCGGCGCGGCCCGCATCGCTGCACCGATTGTCGTTGCGGTCGTCATAATTGCCGCGGCCGTCTTCGCAGGCGCATCTGTGGCGCGCCTGGCGATGACCATCGGCCTGCCGCTGCCGATGGTCATCCTCACCCCCATTTCAACCGTTGGGGTCGTGGTAGCGATGGTAGCGCTATTGATGCTGTCCGATCACGCGCCGGTGCGGTCGGTGGCGATCATCACGCTCCTGTTTTGGTTGCCACTTTTGGTGATGTTGGTTGGTTTGGACGTGACGCTGACCAGCCCACCGGTTGGCTACGACGCCACCGGTCAGCCAATCTATGTCGTCACCATCCCGGACGCGGTGATCAACATCGCCCGCGTTGGTGCGGGCTTTCTGCCTGGTTTGGTGCTTTTGCCGGCCGTCGTCACTGTTGTTGCGTGGCGACGTGAGGGTGAAGGAGATTTGCTAGCCGAACTGGGTCACTACGCCAGCAACGCGCTCAAGGCTATTTTGCTGGTCTCCACGTGGGCTGCCGGCGTTTACTTCGGCGTGACGCGTGGCATGCCGCCCGAGATTGCGTTTTTTGCTTCGGCGATCCTGGAGTTGTCGTTCTTGCTGGCTCTCACTAGGGTGTTGTGTCTCGCCGAACCGCTCCCGCTGCATACGATGGCGATGATCGCATTCGGAGGCGCGATCGGCATCGTGGCGTTGGAGACGATGAGTTCGGCGACCGGAATCAAGTCTATTCCCGGCCTAGATCGTGTTGGCGAAGCGATGTATCCGCTGATGCCTAGCGCCGGTCTAGCCTACGTCGTGTTGTCGTCAATCCGGTGGGGCGAGGGTATCGGCGGTGGACGCAGCATCGCAGATGCCATTGCCGACCGAATCTATAGCATTCGGTCGGGGCTGAGCAGGATCGCCCTCGCTATCCGCGGCGTGCGGGAGCAGCCGCAGTTGAAAGCTCCGCGTGGCGCGATGACGATCGCCGCGTCAGATGCCGCCATTGAGGCGGACATCGGCGAGGATGATGCAGAAACAGCCGATGTCCTTGGTGCTCCGTCGTTCGATGAGGCAGGCGACGGAGACGAGCCTGAAGAGGCACCGCGCCCAAAACGGAGGCGGCGTGGACAGTAGCGGCGGCAGCCGCGCCGCCGACGTATCCGCCGCCCTCGTTGCCCGGATGGCTAGGCGAGGCAGTCGCCGGCGCTAAGCGCGTCGGAGCCGGCGCACGGATCACGCCATATCGCTCGCGCGGAAAGAGATACTGGAGATATAGATGGACAGAGAATGGAAGAACGTGCACGGTGTATATCGGGCCGGATGCGCCCGTGCGAACAACCAGGAGGCTCACGGATGAGCAGAGAGAAAAATACGATCGAGAGAAGCGCGGCCCCGGTCGTCCTCGAAAGCAACGCGCTGCGCGAAGCGTCAATTGAGTCGTTGAAGCGCGGCGAGATCGTTGCCGTGCTGGTAATCAACAACATGGACGGCGTGACCGTCGGTCGCGATGGCTACTCCGTCGAGGTGATGCCTGGTTGCGACTACATCGTTCTCGCTGTCTCGCGGCGGTGGCCCGAACTCGGCGAGCGTATTGCTGTCGTGAAGATTGCGCCGTCAACGGAGGCTGAAAATGGAATGCAAGCCGAACCCGTCGCAGACTAGCCCTGACTGTTGGCAAATTGCGCTCATGGGTGAATACGGTGCAGCTGTCTACGGCTCGCGCGGAGACGACACCGGTAACCATCCTGCCTACGAAAGCGTCGGCGATATGGCGATCTCGACCTGCGCGGCTGTGATGATTACCGGCGCTGTCATCCTCGCGATGATCATGGTTCGCGCCGGCAAAAGGCACAGATGATGATTTTCTTCCTTGTGATCGTCCATTTGATAGTCATATTTCTACTTTTGCTATTCACGCCGGAGCCTCTCACCGATGATAAGGCTCTGGTCATCTGGATAGGCTCGACGCTGGCTGTGTGGGGGACAGCGTATCTCATTAGCCAGCGTGAAGACGATGAGTCGTGACGTTTATCGCTGCTACTTTTGTCAACAACGGCTACTATGGGAGCGCTATAGTGGCTCTTGAATGGAGGATTTCGATGAAGCTCGATTTTAATAAGCGACCGTGGGATCGCCTGATGTTTGATCTCGCCATTCGCGATCGCATTAGCGCTATCTTCGCTAGATACAGCATGGCTGCCCCCGTGCATTCGTTTATCACGGACAGCGTGCTACTGGAGATGGTCGAGCCTGGCTCTCTCAAAGAAGCCCGTCAGCTTGCTTGCGAGGCCTGGGAAGACTTGAGGCACGAAGAGCGTTTGCAGTAATGTGTGCGGGGGGTCTGCTATGAAAAAGGCAGCAGCGGTTCTTGCTCTGGCGCCGGTAGTTTTAGCGGTTATTCTGATCGCCACCGGCACCATCAAGGTTGCCGTCCGATGGCGATTTGGTGTCGTGGACGAGGACGCTTACGCTACCGTCTACATCCCGAACGGCCGATGCATACCGGATAGCATCTATGAGCGCCAGGTTAACAGCAACCACTTTAAAGTCTTTGGGTGCCCTGATCACTTTCGCGTTTCTTTGAGCCGGGTGAGGAGCGAGCGTGGAATGTGCTACATGGTTTACTTCGCGGACAACACACGCTCGCGCATTAAGCTGTGGTGTGTGACTTGGCGAGATGTTGCCAGGGAGCTAAGGAGATGAAATGATGCTCGACGATATTCTTGCGCTATCTAAGGAGTTGCCCATGAACCGGTGGTTCACCACAGCGGATGAAAATGCCGCGACCGGTGGCATAACTGGGTTTGTGGGCGCATTTTCACTGGAGGAAACATGAATCCGTTTAATACACACGAAGACGCAATGATTGACCCAGTCGCCTTTTGCGGCGTTCACCGCCTTGCAAACGGTGTGACTGTTTTCGTAACCTCGGCCCACTTGCCACGCGAAGGATCGCCTTCGCCGGTCAAGTTCAGCGACGGCACTGTCTACGCGCCGTCACGGGCTGAGGCAGAGCGCATTGCCCTCCTCGCTAAACGTCTGAAGGTGGAAGGCCTGGATGGCGAAAACGCCGTCGTCGTCCATCGCGACGCCCACGGCACTCGGTTTGCCCGCGTCACTCTACGCCTCTCTCAAGAGGCGCTGGCTATTCTTGATGCGCTCGACGCCGCCGCTCGGCTGATCAATGGCATCGTTTGGGTGAGCTTGCCCATCGTGTCTGCTATCCGCGAGATGGGAATGCAGGGGCGCTATCAGCGCGTTGCAGCGATGATCTCCACGCCGGAGACGCGCCGCGTAGCTCTGCAGGACAAGGTCGTTTTGGCCGATACCTGGAGCGTTCCATAGGAGGAAGTAAAAATGTCCATCGTATTAGTTGATAGGGCTGGTAGCCTGGCGCAGGCCCAAGAGGCCGTTTTGCGACTGAATTTCAATCGTAGTAACAGGGAGTTCTTCTATCAAGCCGCTGGCATCCCGCTAGGGAGATGGCCGGCGTATCGAGACAACGAAATCGAGCGACTCCTTAACTCTCTGGAATGGTTCGATTTCTGGAACGCCTCAGACGGGGAATACACCATCCGGGGAGGAATGGGGCGGATCGTCGCGCGCAAGCGCGGAGATTCGGCAGCTCTTGTCCATATATCCGCGCGTGGTAACGTTTACAAGGAAGAGTCGTGGCGGCGTGGGGAGCCATGCCCCGGCGCGTGGACGGTGCAGATGATTGAGGAGCAGTGGGACAGGTTTGTAGACGCTGGACGCTTTCGCTGCATTGACGAGGCATGCCCGGAGGATTGCGTCGCGACGTGGGATGTAGACGTTCGAAAAGCGGCACGAGCTTGCCGCTCTCTCGCAGCAGACGGTAAGTGGCGCGAGGCGCTGGAAGTGGCCAGGCTATATCCCCTCTGGTTGCCATTCAGGTATCTCCGCTCCATCGTGGAGGGATCATGATTAACAAAAACGATTCGCCCCTAACGAACCCGCTCGGCTATGCTGGCAAAATAGACGACGCGGTTTTCGGTCGTCGTGTCTATCTAACGTTCCTTCCCACCGGGCAAGACGATTTCGTCCTGCCGGGTGGAACGAAGTGGGTGCCGGACGCTGTGAAAAAGGCACAGATCGAGGAACTTGGCAAGTTCCTTGATCCGGTCGACGGAGCATTGTCGCGCGATGCAATTCGATCGCTGCGATTGCTCAACATAGCGGCGAACATCCAGCGATCCACTGGGAAAATGGCATATGTCGTTGTAAAAGCCCAGGTAGTCCATGCGCTTAGTAGAGCTAGACTACGCGAGCGGTTCAATTGTGTAGTGTCCTTGATGGAACTGGCAGGCAGCTTGCCTTGAGATCACGATGAAATACGTTGTTTCCGACAAGGTCCCGCTGGGCGGCGGCTATCAGCGCCAGGTCGGCGTCAGTCGCTTTGCCCACGAGCTTGCCACCACTCATCGGCGTCATGGGGTGTTAAGCGCGGTAGGAGATGCTGTTGTCCAGCGGCACCTTGCCGCAATTACCGGAATCAACTGGCCCATCAATCAGGCTGTGTTGCTTGACGCGCCGGCCAAGGTGTTCGTCGCCGTGCATAGAGGCGGCGGTCGTTTCAGTCACTATATCTGCGAGGTGAGTGAGCCGCAGAAACCTTACTGAATCATCAATGAGGTAGACATGACGCAAGAAGAGCTGAGTAACCTGTATCGTCTCGCTGTCAATAGGCTGTCAATGGACAGCGAGGATGTCGACTACGCCTTGTCGTTGGAGGGTCTTGACGCCGCAACATGCAATGCCAACCAAGCATTACAAGCCGTGCAGAAACATGCACCGGCTGCAGCGGGAGCACGCGCCCTTCAGCGATTTATCGAGAGGTCGCTACGACGATGAGCGTCAGAGAGGGTTATATGCGGATCGAGATATCTTGGCCCAGCCCTAAATTGATGCCCAATAGGGCGATCGGCAGATCATGGACGGGAACGTATGATCTGAGGCAGAAATACAAGGCTGAGGCATATACACTAGCCTGTCAAGCATTGACACCTGGATGTTGTCCGTCCGATGCCTGCTACTTAATCGAGATCACGTTCCACGCGCCCGACCGACGACCGCGTGACCTCGACAGCTTGTTTAGCGCGTTGAAATCTGCCCTTGACGGCGTAGCGGATGCGCTCGGCGTCAACGATGTTAGATTTGCTCAGTATGTCTTAGCACGCGGCGAGCCAATCAAAGGCGGGCGAGTGGTGATTGGGGTCACCAAGTTGCCAGAATGTGATTCAGAACAGTCGCAAGATTCTGGCGATTAGTTGGCCCCTTTTGGTCATTACTGCTCGTCTCCTTGCTCGCTCTCTCCCTTCGGCGAGACAAGTTCTTCTAAGACCTGGATCGCCGCGCGATATGCGGCGATTTGCTGGTTGGCCTGCGCGATGAACTGATCAAGCTCTTTGCGCAATGCGTCAATTTTGTTCCTGATTGCCTCTTCGCTAATCACTTCGCTATCTCCATGACCGGGAAATACAACCGGTTAGTAAGACACGACTGTGGATTTTGAATGGTCACTTGCTGCCATACTTGGCCGCGTGTATGGCTGCGTTGGCTGATGCCAAGCGTAATTGGGTCGGTATGACATGACACGCGAATTTTGAGTTCCAGTTTCCCGTCGCTGCCGTCTCCTAACCAGCATTCAAGCGTGAAATGGTCTATGCGCGAGCATTCGTTACTGACGATGCGCATTTGATTGTCTGAAAACGCTTGTGGGTAATAGATGTGGGCAAAATAGCTGTCGTCGTAGATCAATTCAACAACAACGACGAAGAAGACCGCAAGGATGAACATACACATATTCTACACGCACACTAACAACGCAGAGAAGAACCCGTTGTAGTTGGCAAAATCGCTGCGCACCCACACGCCGGTTCCCTCACAAAGCATACGAAGCCGATAGATATTTCCTCCGCCGGCGTCGTAATTGACAACTAGCGTGTCTACGTCTACCACAAGAGTTGCGCTTACTTCGAATGCCTGAACGCCGGGGATGACCAGCACGCCAATAACTCGCGCACGGTATGTCACGCTGGTGTTGGTTAGTTGTTGCCATCCTGTGCCCATCCCAGTTGTGATGTTTATCGCAGCTTGTGCGGCATGGCCCACACCGGAAAGACCGGATACCCACCGACAACGCGTGGGAGGCACTTCAAGGTTTCCGCCAACCAAACCGCGTTCTGCACGGATGTATTCCGAGCAGTAAAAACGCTTGTTGCCGTAGGTTTTTATCCACGTCGAATCCGTCATGTAGATGCCGCCGCCGTAATTCTGACTAAACCAACCCGTATCTCCAAAGGATCGGAACCAATCGTATGAATACACGCGTGTAAATTCACCGTTGACAGCTATGATGTTTGCTGACGCCCTGATGCTGCCGGTGACATCAAGAGCTTCTTCCGGCACAAGCGTGCTGCCAATGCGGACGGCTCCATTAAGCGTTGTCGTGCCGTTGACGTGTAGTGGGCTGACGGGATCATCGGTAGCATTGACTCGCATCCATCCCCCCGACCGTATCTGCCCGGTGGTTAGTATGCCGTTGCTCGGTGGCACGTTATAGTTGGTGCCGATCATCAGTCCCCCGCCGGACTCGGAGATGTGCATTGATCGCATCGCCTCGATGCGACCCTCGGCACCGAGGAGACGAAGCGCGGTTAGCTGGGTGTTGTGAACATTGTACGCTACAAGTTCGATGACACCCGCTGTCGTTTGGTAACCGTATGCCACGACTTTGGCAAACGAGCGCTGGTCAGATTCAGATCTGACGCCGTAAACCTGGGCGACGAGCGATCCGCCTGTAGTTTCCCAGTTGAGCGCGGATGTGTCATCCTCACCTTGCACGAGAACAACACGACCGTCCGGCGCGATACGAATGTAACTAGTCGTGTTTGTTCTGAATCTAATCTCGCCAGCGGAAATGAACGTATTCGCCTTATTTTGACCGACTTCGCCGATAGTGATGTTGCCTGCTGTGTCCCAGCGCGCGATCGGTGTAGTGTTGTTCATGATGCGAAACCCGTTTGTCGCATCCACACCAATCCACAGGCCGTTGACCTGACCAGCGACGAGACCGTATGTCGTCGTTGGGTAGTGGCTCCCCCATCCGCTCAGCCGCCCTAGCCTTAATCGCGTTTTGCTTGCCGCTCCCCAGTCCGCGAACGATGTCACGCCGTCGAATACGTCTATGTATGGCGCGTTGCTGTCGTCGCTAGTCACGTAAACGCCACCCTGTCGGTCGGTGTTCGACGTGTTTCCGATTCGCGCATACTCATATCCTCGTGCTGGCGCATTGCCGCTATGCAGCGACGCAACGATTTGCGTCGTTGAATTGACCGCGGTAACGGTCATGTTGCTTTGATACACGCCACCCAGGCCCGCATCAAATTTCTGCGCGCGGATGAGGTCGTTGACCGCTAATCCGTGGTCAGTCTCAAAGGTGATCGTGTATGGGCCTGTGCCACTTACGGACTCGACCTTACCGCCGGGGGCGAAAAGATACGATCCGTTGCCCGTGCGTATTTTGTGGATCAACAACTCGTAGACGCGCATCGTCTGGCGCACGGTCAGGTTGTCGAACTCAGCCGATGTTTGGCCGGAAGTGGATATGCCGTGGTCAACGCGCCAACCAGACCCCGTGAAGCCACTGACAAACGTCGGCGTGCCGATGCTTTGATTATTCGCAATGCGCGAACCCGCATTGAATGTGTGTAGGCCTCCCCACGTCCACGCCGCGTTTGCATCGAGCGCATGTGTGTGATTGGCGATTGCCGAGTTGTTGCTGCTGGTCGGCGTGATGGTGCCCGGCGTGTTCATCGTGATCGTGATGCCCGATGCGCTCAGCCCACCACCGCCACCCAGCGATCCGCCGCCCACTACCTGCCACCCCGCACGAGCGACAGAGCTATCTACCTGTAGAGTCAGGTCACTGGAGAGCATCCCGCCGCCGGTCAGGCCGTTGACCGTGTTGATTTGCCTGGTCAGCGGCACATAGAGACCAGGCGCGACATCGCCGGCGCTGCCGCCGAGAATGAGCGCTCCCCCCATCCCCGCCGAACCCGCGCCGTAAGCATGAGGCTTGCCACCCTCGATGCGGAATTCGACCGTCCCGCCTGCTGTCGCGCCGCCAGCAAGTGGCACGCGGCGATAGACCGTGCCATCGCCCGTGCGAACATCAACCGTGCCCGCGCCAACGGCAATGACCTCGGCTGTCTCGGTCGGCGATTCGCCGTTGCTCGGCATCGCACCGAGAATCCCACTGGTTGTCTTTCGGATGCTGCTCATGTTTGTAGGTGCCGCTGATTATCGAGAATGCTAGCTATAGCGCGCTAACGTAGTCTCGCAGAACGTATGTTCCCTTCACGCTCTTTTCGTCAGCGCGAAGTTCGATTTCCTCGATGACGTGCTCGGACGCTGCCTTTGATGGAACGTCGCCTCCCGGCGAGTAGACGAGCGTTACGCGGTCTTCTGGCTGCGGGGCGATGCGTCCGTAGCCTGACACGCTGCGCATGTTGCGCGTCTCGCGCTGGTCGCGAAGCCATAGGCGGGCTTCCATCCTACACTGCGAAGCTATCACCGCACGCCGGTTGTCGCCGGCGTCGAATCGGTATCCCTCAGCACGCAGCATCGCGTCGTCAATCGTCTCGCCAGAGGCATTGTCACCGATGATGAGCACATGACCGGCGTTGCGCGCGTCATCGAGTTGCCATTCGTCCCTGAGCAGGTTCTTTCGCAACTCGCCCGCATTGTCCCTCGTGCGGAATTGCGCAAACTCAATCCCGCCCGAAGCGGTGGCCCGACTCTTGATATGTCGGTCTTTCACAAGGTCATCTATCGCTGCTCGTGCTGTCTGCGTCTTTCGCACCGCGAACCCGTCCACAGGGTCGCCCAACTCTTGGACGAGCGCGCTAGTCGTGTTTGCGCCGATGGACGAAGAGTAGTAGACGCGAATTGGCCCAGCAGTCGTCCGCTTGTAGCTGTTCGTCCCATCCGTGTAGTGATCCAGGTTGAATGTCCACAATGGTCGCCGGTTCACCTCAACGACAACTGTTTCGTCGTTGGCTACCAGGCGAACGTCGCAGTAAGCGTTGGCGAAATCATGATCAGATACCGGCACGGTCACGTATTCAAGCCATCGGTCACCGTTGCCGTCCGCGCTGATGTCGGTTGAAGTAGTTTGTAAGCCAACCTGAATTCGCCCGGTTGCGAAGTAACGCATAGAAAGCCGGTAATAGTTGCGAAATTCAATATACAACCGGGCGGTGGTGTGGATGACAGCGTTCAAGTCTAGAACGAAGTTGGCTATGTCTTCGTGCAACGGCAATGACGTAGGCGATGTTCCTGCGGTGAAGGCGTAAGCACCCGTCGTGGTGGTGAACTGAGTGCGAAATGTCACATCCCTCTGGCCAGCCAGGGTTGCAATGCGGCGAATCGCATCCTGCACGCTGAGGTATCGCCCGGCGTAGTAGTCCAGCCTCGACACCCTGATAGATGCCGGGTTGCCCTGCGCATCGCAAGGGTAGTAGACCACTGGCGCATCAGGTGCATGTGACGTCTTCTTCGAGTTGAATTGTCCACGGCCGCTAACGATGCAAACGTCGCCGTAGCCTTGCAGCGTAGTCGGATCAACGCCGTTAACCGGCGGCTCGTATGCTGTGGTTAGCGTGATGTAGCTGGTGTTGCTCGGCGACGGGTTGGTGATTTTAGTCACGCTCTGGGCGTAGTATTGCTTTGCCTCCGCGCGATTAATGCGATTTCGGCCGCTGACTTCGACAAGCAAGCCGGCTGCGTTAGGGATGTCGCCGAAGTCGTCGCCGGGCTGCTGCCCCCCACTGGCACGCCAGTTGCGCAGTTGTGTCGTGCCCGCCGCTGCTGCGGCTAGTGGCGCGTAATAGGTCGGGATCACCGTCCATGTCACCGATCCGCCCCCTCGGCGAGTGAAGGTCGTGCTGGCATATCGGCATATCTCGTCGTCCACAAGGAAGTATTGTTGCGCCGGCAGGTTGTCGGGCAACCCATAGGTCGAGGGTGGCCCGCTGAACCAGTAGCCATGATGAAAAATCATCTTCCACACGGCAGGATCGCTGCCGCTCGAAAAGTGTTGTAGGCCATTCGGATACGCCGATCCGACGGCCGTGTTTGTAGCGGGAATCGGATTTGTCAAATCCCATCCGACCTTTGTCGTGCCGCTGATTTGCCGCAGCACATGGCGCACGCCATCAGTAGCGATGAAGCGATTCAGCCCGGCTGTGTTGTCTTCGCTCACGAAGAAAGCTCTACCGTATACCAGGCGCGGCGTTTTCTCTGCCTTCGGGTTGGTGATCACGTCCGTGCCGCCCTGCACCTTCTTTGTCTGCCCGCTCGACGCGTAGCCTGCCTCGTCACCGGCGTCCTGGCCGTAGATTTCGACAGTCGTCCCGTCGGGTATCCCAGCTCCCAGATTGGGCGTGATAAACACGGTGTTACTCGTGATGCTCGTGATGCGGTGGATGCCAGTATGCTGCCCAGGGACGCGAGCGTGGATATACATGTCCACGTTTAGCTCAGCCGTTGACGCGACGTTGAGGATGCGATCCACGTATCCGAGATTCTTCTGGCCGGTCGTGAGCAACGACCAAAACGACACCGTGTTGTCGGCATCGGTCAGTTGCACCTCGATGTCGTCGTGGACAGCCTGCGCAAAGGCATCGGTGTTGACGAAAACGTCGGTGCATAGCGCGATGCCGCCGTAGGCCCGCTTCGTCGGCCGCATACGATCTCGCCAGTCGAAGAGATATTCATATTGCAGCGCCCATCCAGCGTTAGCCGACGTGCCGCCGGGCGTGTAATTGTTCACCTTGGTGTAGACCTGCACGCGACGCCCGGCGGTGCGAACAGCGATGTCGTAGTCCGATCCAACAGCCGCTTGCCACGCCGCTGCGGTGCGCTCCTGACCGCCGACGACGGCGGCAGTGCGCAGCGCACCATTGCCCGATTGCACCCATATCGAGTTCGTGCGTGCTTTGAGGTTGAAGCCTGCGTCCGTCTTGTCAGGATCATTGGGGTCAATGGCCGGCAGCGCCAGGCGACGAATCTTCGGCCCGGGCCGCGTATACCCTGGCCAGCTATGGGCCTTCGGGATCAACACGACATGGCCAGTGCCGTCATCCGCTGCACCAACGAGCACGCCGAATGACGACAAATGGTAATCATTCGGCACGCCAAAGCGCACCAGGGCCTTCGTCAGCGAGCTGTCGGTGTGGTCGGCATCCACGTAGGCGATCAGCGGATCGTTCAATCCAGTGTAGGTCAATTTGCCGCCTGAAGAGAACGTATATCCACGGTCTCTTGCCGTTTTGACGATCAGTCCGTCAGGGCTGGTCATCTGTGATTGCAGATACGAGATGGATTCCAGCCACGCATCTACCGGACACTTCCAGTCAGCGAGCCGCTTGCCGGCAATATCCCTCGCGCGAACGCGCATCGCTTCGCGGCCCGATGTCGTCACCTGTTCGTCTACCGAATCCGCGCCGTAGATGGCGAAATCGGCCAGCGTCCCTTCCTGGCCGGTGCGAAGAACAAGCGTCGCTCCGCGCTTGAGGACGCTCGATCCGGTCAGCGCGCCGTCGGCGTTAGCAAGCGTGCACTCCATCGCGTCGGCACGGTTGGTTCCTTGGTCTGCGTTCCACGACATGATCTTCGATGTCAGGTCAAGCGTTCCTAGAGCCGGGTTCTGCGCGTAGGTGGCCGGAGCGCTGGTATGTAGCAAGGCGCCGACGTAGTAGACAGTGCTTCCGCCGCTTGGGTATAGCAGCGTTCCGCTTCCTCGCTGATTGACTAGGTAGTGATTGCGCTCGCCAAGTGACCAATGAATGAGGTCGTCGCTGGTGAGATAGCAGTCGTAGCCAAACGCGCTTCCGTCGCTGTTCCGGCGCGTCATTCGCCCAGCCATGTGATACAGGTTGCCAATCCTGGTAATTGCCGTTGCCGCGAAGTAAGCATTGTGCGACTCGATGTCCATCGGCACCACCGGCGCGAGTTCACTCTCGATGCCGGCCTGCACCGTGAACATCACAGCCCGACCGTCTGCCAGCGAGTTGGCAACGACGCATATTCGCCCCGCTCCATCGCCGGCCGCTGCGATGTATGTGCAGTAACGAGCGTGCGTATACCAGTTCGTATATCCGTCCGACAGAGGCATTTGAATGATGGCATTGAGCTGCACGGCAGTGGACGTTGACGGCAACCAGAAAAACGTGATCGTGCTCAAGCCGCTGCTGAAGCTGTGCTCGCCGACCGCGATAATCACGCCGTCCGGCGTCGGGCACACCGCTTCGACGCGCCTGACAAACGTCGTGCTATCCGTCAACGCACTGCCGAACAGCGGGCCATAGTTAGCGAACGACACCGACGGCGGATTGCTGGTGCTGGTAAGCGTGGCGCGCCTAACACGTATCTGGCCGCTCTCAGGATATGCCGTGTAGAGATACGTTGTGCCGGCGTCGGTGATCATGCCGCTCCGCATGGCATACATCGTCCCGGACGTCCCTATCGTCGTTGCCCCAGATGCGGAAAGCGCGAAATCTCCCGGAACGTTGACATCCACTACGCGGATGTAGTGCGTCCCGTTGGTATGACGATATGTGGCGTAGCCGATGTTGCCTGACGCCCGCAGCACAAAGCATGGCGGCACCTCGACATCGAGGCTGGCGTTGGTCTGCATCGTCGGCGCGGCGAACGACAAAAGCTCGTTTCGTGCTGTCAGTGCATGCGTTGGACGCAACGCCGGGCCGGTCTCCGCGGTAGTGATCGCCGACGATACATTCCTCATGGCTAGATTTGCCTCAATCTGAATTCGATCACCCATACCGCGTCGGCGGCGTAGTGATCCGTTGATAGGCATCGCATGCGCGGATTGCCTTTGTTGACCAGCACTACGTCATAGGTCGTTCCTGCGCGGTCGCGGAATTTGAGTTGATTTTCTGCGATGGTCGTCGCGCTGAAGAACCCCTTGGCAATGCTCAGCGTCGCATACCCGGAACGCGGATCGTTGCGGATCACACGCGCGTCAAACGCCCACGAGCGACGATGGGCGCCGAAGCTAATTACCGATGTCCCATCTAGCGTTGCACTGACTTCTGATGGCACATCGGGAACGTCCTCGGTCGGATCGTCGCTATACATCAGCTCAAAGCGGTAGTAGTTAGCGCCGCCATTGTTAGATAGCTCAACATAGTTGTTGGCCATTACACACCTCGTGCTAGTCTCTCGCGGCGCACGGTATCGCCGACGATGCGGATGACCTCGGTTTGTATCGTCTCGCCTCCGATGTCAAGGTGTATCGTCACGTTCACCGGCGATGACTGTGCCAAAGCGCCAGCATCACCTACGCCACCCGCCAGGGCCGGCACCAGGGCCGGCGTCAGAGCCGGCCCTGGTGCGGCGAGCATGTCGGCGATTGATGCGCCTCGCATACCGGCCTCAATGCCCTCAATGTATCCGCGCACCACGTCTATCCCTATCTCGCGCATCAGGCCGGAGGGAGACTTGATTTGAAGTATTTGCTTCATCCCCTCTAAGGGGTTTTGCACCAACTTCTCGAACGCGTCCGTCAATGGCCTGATGCGCTCTTTGAGACCTTCGATCAAGCCATTGATCATGTTTCGGCCGATCTCTATGAACCGACTCGGAAGGTTTCGTAGCCACTCAAGTATCTCGTTGAACTTGTTGACGAACAGAAGCTTGACCTTGTTAAGCTCCGCGCCGACGTCGGTGTTCATCAAGATCAGCACGTGCTTGATGATGGCCAACACCGCATCGAGCGTCGTGCCGACGACAAGTTTGATCGCTTCAAAAGATACACGGAATACCTCGACGGCAACGGGAAGCACAGCCTTAATTACATCGCGAATGGCAGTTAACGCCGTGCGCACCGGCGGCTCAATCAGTGGCCAGTTCTCGACGAAGAACGCCACGATCTTGTTGGCTTGCTCCAACAAGAATTGAAGCATTGGCAGCAGCACTGTGTTGAGCATGGCCGTTACGGCTGACACGACCGGTTCTATTGTTGTTCTGATGGCTGGCCAGTTGGTGACGACAGCATCTACTACGGCGTCGGCGATGTGCATGAGCTGGTCGAATGCATTCGCCAGGTCGCTGACCGGCGACTGCGTTGAATCCAGTTGCGCGATGAAGTCGCCGAACGCGTTGACCGCCGGTATCAGGAAGCGCTCGATAATTCGCGTCGCGATCGGCAAGAACTTTTGTCCGAGGATGATCGAGACGGTTTCGATGGAGCCTCGGAGTGATTCCATTGCGAAATTGAATCCGCGGTTGCGGGCGGCGGCTTGCTCAGTTGCGCTCCCCGCTGCCGACATCGCCTCGCCCATACGACGGTAGCCCTCTGCGCCCGCTTCTGCAATTACCGCCGCTGCGCGTTGTGCATCGGTGCCAAACAACGTTTCCAGCGCCAGCGAGCGTTGTTCTTGCGACAGACCGGATAGCGCCTTGTGAAGCAACTCGGCGGCTTGTTCCATGCCCACGAAAGAGCCAGATGCATCAAAGAACGCGCTGCGAACCTTGCCGCTTGCATCCTCATGTGCAAGCCCAAGCTCAATTGCCAGAGCAATCGCATTTTTGCTAGTCGGCACCAGGTTGTTCAGAAACGTCTTGAACGATGTGCCAGCGTCAGATGCAGAGCCGAACGCCGGTGCAAGCAAAGCCATCGCTTGCGTCGTTTCTTCGAAGGACAGACCAGCGACCTTTGCAACGCCGCCGACTTGGGCAAGCCCCATAGCCAGTCCGGCAACGTCTACTGTGCTGGCATTCGCTGCGCGTGATAGCTGGTCTGCTACATCGGCCGCCGTCGTTCCGGTGCTGGCCCACACGCCCAGTTGCTTTGCGGTAATCTCTGCTGCAGTGGCGAGTTCAAGCTCGCCCGCCGCGGCGAGTGCGAGCGTCTGTTCGAGCGTGCCAGCGGCTATTGCCGCCGGTGTAACGCCACCCTTCGCCAGTTCAACCATCGCCTCGGCCGCCTGAGCCGCCGAGAATTGCGTCTTCGCGCCTAATTCGAGCGCGAGTGAGTTGAATTCGGCGAGGGCATCACCAGCGACGCCAGTTACCGCAGAGAAACGGTTAAGCACCGTCTCAAAATCGGCAGCGACCTGAACTGACTTCCCGACGGCAACGGTTAGCGCAGCAAAGCCAGCTGCGGCCGCGCCGGCTGCGATGGTGGCGATGCTGCCGAGTTTCCCGGCAATGCCGCCAAGAACACCAGAGGCATTGTCAACAGCCTCAACGACTATGCGGGTCTTTTCCTCGGCCATAGCCTTTGCCTCCAGCATTGCTCCTCATGGCACGTATGCGATCCAATTCGTCAAGGATTGCCATCGTGCGACGTAGCAAATAGACATCTTCCACCATCACTTCGGACGGCAGCTTGCCTAATCGCTCGCATGCACGCGCGATCTCAACATCCAGTAGCAGGTCGGTGCGGTTTCCGGTGTATCGGAAGCCGCGTGCCATTAGGACTAGGATTCGCGATTCGTCAGCTGTGACAGACGCGCTAAAAAAGGCAGCGTCGGCAGCCTCCGCAGCACTTCAAGAATGACTGGCGCGTCGTCGTTGTCACGGATGTTTTCCGCGTTGATCGGCAACGATGCGCCGGTCTCGTCGGTAAACGACCAGCCACGAATCAAGTAGGCAAGCAAGCGATAGTTCAACTCGACGCCCGTTGCGCCGCTGGCCAGTTCTGCGAATTTGCCGACGCTGACATTGTTCGTCAACAAATCCACCCACTCGCCCTCGGCTTCGATGCGTTCCACGCGATCCGGTGGCGCGTTGTATCTCCTCGCCATATTACGCTTGCGTGCTGTAGGTCACCGGCCCGGTGATGCGCAGCGTTACGCTGCTCGATACAGGTTGGTCGTCATTGGCCAGGTCGTCCACCATTTCGGTGACGAATGCCTCAAACGTTATCTCTGGACGACCCGTTCCGCTTCCGTTCGGCCGAATGCGCCAAAGGCGCACCAGGCGATCTTCGAGAAGAAGGCGCAACCGCGTTTGTGGCCGGTCGGCTATTGGGGGCTGGTTGTTGTGCATCAACGTGAAGGAATACTCGTATTCCTTCAGCCCAGGGATGAACGTTCGCGCCGTCGTGCCATGCGCGGTCGTCTCTGCCTCGCCGACGGTGCGCGAGAACTCGTCTTCATTGACATACGTCGTCAATGCATAGTAGGCCGCGCCATCCTGATACTCAATTGTCAAGTCGCTTGCCAGGAACTCACCTGTCAATGCCATCGGATACCTCCTGATCGTCCTCGACGATCTCTATCACCTTGCCGCGCACCAGCTCGTCAATGACCTCGCGCGGCCTATCTAGTTCCCACTCGTCACCCGGCGTGTATAGCACGTCGGTCTTGATATCGTGAACGTATTCGAGCGCTTTGACTTTCATAGTTCGATCACCTCCATCGTTGCCACGACGCCAAACAACGGTGTGTTGCTCAGCGTATCTGCCCACGGCTCGACGCGCGTGACGCTCGCCTTCGCAACACGATCGTCATCGGTCGCACCACGCATCGTCTCGTCGGCGTCAACAGTGTCCATGATCTGTTGTGCATAGGTGCGTTGTGCTTCTTCGGCTGCAACGCCATCCACAACCGGGCCGCCGATCACGTAGACCAGAACGGTATGGCGACGCGCAACGCCGTATTTCACCAACTTGTTGTTGTCATCGCGCTTGCTGTGCGTCGCTGCCGTCGGCGACGATTGCTCCCACGCCGCATACACTGCCGGCACCGCCTGCGGTGGCACGATTGGAGCGCCGACGTATCGCACACGCCCACCAACGCCGGCCATGAGGACATCGGACACCGCATCGAGAATAGATTGAATCGTCATACTTTCCTGCGATGCCGGGCAAGCCACTCGGCAATATGCGCCGGAAATGCGCCGTCAACGGTGAACGCTCCGTGGTCAAGCAAGGTTACATCGCCGAGCGACAGACGTTTCGACTGAATCCACCACGCCAGTTGCATCGTAACCCGCTTGACATCATCGCTCGGCGTCGCCATGTATCCCCATGTGCCGGTAACTGCAACGCGGCCGTCTGTAGAGAACGACCACGAGTAGCCGGACTTGAGGACGATAGCCCACTTCGGCGACTCGTTGAATGGATGTAGCCAGTAGCCATCAGCAGGGATCGTTGTTCCGTTGCCGTTGACCAGCGACGTTACAGTGAGCAAGTCGTAGTCCAGCAGCAGGGTATCGGGATGAGCTAGTGGGATGGCAGATGCTAGATAGTAGCGCGTCTCGGTCTTTGCCGAGAACACACGTTCCGTTTTGCTCTCGATTAGACGTTGGGCCTGGTCTAGGAACAAGCGCATTGCGTCATCCTCGGCTGATGTGTAGCCGGCAGGCTGGCCTTGCGTCAGCTCGCGGATGTAGCTCTTGTATTCAGCAAGGGTGACGTATGACATTGTGTTTCGCAGCCTCGCGGCGCGAACAACGCCGCGAGGCTGCTAACCGTCCACTATCGTGCGATCTCGGCTCAACCCATCTCGTAGCCCAAAGCCCGATCCCCACGATCCTAGACACTAGTGAGCGAAGCCGGTGATCACCTCCAGCGCCGTTGCGCGCTTCAGGTTGAAGTCAACACGCATGATGGCGCGCACGTAGGTCTGATTGCGCCGGAAGGCGTTACCAGCCACGTTGCTAGAAGCAATCTCCAGTTCCTGGCGATCGCCGATCGTCCAGCTCGGGCAGTGCAACACGAGGATAGACGACTGGTTCGTCGTGACCGTAAGCGCCGTTGTGGCGAACACCGGCAGGCCCAGGCGACGAGACACCGGCCCAGTAAAGGCGTTGTCAGCAAAACCACCCAACGGAGCGCCGGAGGTGATGTAGTCGCCGCCGGTGCCGACCTGAGTAATCGTAGCCTTCGTCACAACCTCTGGGCGGCAGATTACTGCGATATTGCTGAACGGGATCTTGTTAGCGGCCAACCTGCCAACCGCTTTCAGAACGCCGGTGTAGAAGTTGTCGGTGCCAATGGCAGTCGAGTTGACTCCCGTTTCGTTCAACAACCCGGTCGGCTCGTTGTTTGTTCCGGTTCCGCGAATCGCGCCGATGTCATGCACCTCACCCATCGCACCGGCGAGGCCGTTGCGGACATACTGTTCGATGCCTGGGTTGCTGTCAACCAGAAGCTGGTTGCTCAGCTCCGCCCACGCCGTGAGGTTGCGCGCGGTCAGCGTCCGCCGCCCGGTGGCCGCATCGCCGGCGGATGTCGCATCAGCGTTCTCAGCAGACCATCCGGCGGTGAACGAGGCGATCGTTGGCGCATCGCATACCAGCGCAGGCATTGGATAGATGTCCACGCCCGGCAACTGGCGCGTAATCACCGACTGATAAAGGGCCTCGATCACCGGCCGCGAGTTCACGCGTTCGACGAAGTGTTCACCTGGCCCGCCAGCCGTGCCCAACGCTTTCGCCGATACGCCGTATAGGATGTTGCCCTGCACATCAGCACCGGCAGCCTGCGCGTAGCGGATGTAGGCTTTGATCGCGCTATCATCCCCTCCCCCCGGCGTGAACATTACGCCATCTGGAACGTCGCGAAGCACTACCGATCCGCTCTGATTGTGCAACGCGGCTTTGACGGCCCAGTAAAGCGGCTTAGGCTCTTCCTTCGGCCGAAGCACCGTTGGCACGCCATACGCTGGGCGTCGAGCATCGCGCAACTTCTCTTCATACTGCTTCGCCACAGCTTTGACGGCTTCATCTATCGCCCGTTTCACATCGTCAGCCGTGAATTCCGTCGGCTTGTCGGAATCCTTTGTCTGAGCCTCACTGGTCATCGCCGGCGCTTCCTGCGACTGTTCGACGGACTCAGTAGCTTTTGCCGCTTCCTCGGCAGCTTTGTTGACCCTCTCTTCGACAAGGGCCTTCAACTCTTCCTCTGTCATTTCCTTTCTACCTCATTTGCGCTATCTGCGCGTCAATCAGTGCGATGATTTTTTCGCGAGGTAGCGCCAATATGTTTGCCTTGGCTGCTGGCGAGTAGTCGTTGTTCAACACTGCCTCGGTCGCAGCCGTCATCGAATCGTCGTCGGACGGAAACTCTGCCACCATCTCGTCAAGCAGCGCGCGGATTTTGGCGATGCGTTCGCGATTTCGTTTCGCGAACACCGCTCCTGCCTTCGCTGCCTCGCCCGCGATGATGAACTCGCCATCCTTGGACGAAGATTCCTCGATTAGTGCTTTTGCAGCCGCGAACGCGATGGCGCGCTTGTTTACGGCTGTGTCTGCTGTCGTCGCATCCATGAGCGACAGCGCAAAGATCGGCCAGCTCGTCACCCGGCCCGGCTTACCAACGATCCCGGCCGGCCTGACCAGATGCGCAGCGCTGTCGGATGACGCACGCACCTTGCCTGCGACGGCGTCCTGGTAGATGCGCCGCGCGATGTCAGACGTGCGGTCAAGGTAGACCTTGAACCAATGGCCAGCCTCGTCTACGCGGTCGTATATCGCCTTGCCGATGCGTCCAACGGCGCGGCTGGCCTTCTCGGCGAATCCGTGCCAGTAATAGACGGGGATGGTCTGGCCAGGCTGCAACTCAATGTTCGTGGATCGGTCGAACACCTGGCCTTGCTCGTCCTCGCCGAAAGGCAGGCCGAGCACGTCCAACGTCATTTCGTCAATCGCCTTGATGCTCATCTTCTGGAAACACAAAAGGCGGCCACGACAACTGTCGCGGCCGCCTCATTCAAGGTCTATCGGCCTTCGATTCGGATTATACCGCCTACAGGCGCGGATCGGTCAGCTTCTCGATGGCCAGTTTGCCAATGCGGCCTGCCAGCCGACGGCGCGCACTTTCGGTCGCCTTTTCGGTCTTCGAGAAGAAGCGCCGAGGCTTGATACCTCGCACGCTACGCGCGAAGACGATGCGGCCACCACGCCCGGCGAATCGCAGATACTTGGCGCGGCGCGGCACAACCGGATGTTGGCGCGGGCCATAGATGCCGGTCCCAAATTCGAGCCACACCGGGAGCAGTTTTGGCTCGTCTTTTCCACCTATACGAACCTCCAGTTGCATCTCGCGTTTCCCGCGGCCCCGAATGATATACGTCGCCGATTCGCGCAACCGGCCAGTGCGGACGGGCGTCTTCTTTCTCAGTTCCTTGACGAATGTCTCTCCGTATTCATCAAGCGCCTCTTCCATCGCCTCGACGATGGCGCGTTGAGCTTTCGTGAATCGGCCCTTCATTTCGTCGAGACGCACCGGGCGCACCACCAACAGATTAGCCATCGCGTATCACCCTTAGTTCTGACGCGCGATACGCGCGTCCATCAACGATTACAACTGGATCAGATTTCGTTGCCTTTATCCCGTCGTGGACGCCGAAGCGATGCACCTTATCTACGACGCCGACGACTTCGCCGCATTCGTTGACAGCCGTCATGCCGACGCAATCAACGATGGGCATCGTCTCGTCGTCGGCCTTGGCTGCCATCTCTTCGCGCCACGTCTCCGGCAACCGGTCTTCGCATCCTAACTTGCGGGCTTTTCGAATCAAGCGGCGCTTGAACTCCTCGAATGGCACGTCGCCGCGATAGCGGCCCCATGCGCTCACGGCCTTTTCGACGTCACGACAATCTAGCACTGGAAACGATCGCGTTTCCGGGATGACGAAGTCTGAATCATCTAGCCGGTTGCGTTGCTTTGTTGTCAACACAGATTTAGCAGCCAGCAGCTCGGCGATTTCTTCTTCATCCGCCCCCGGAATAGCGAGCGATATTAGCTTGCGAGCCTGGGCCTCAGTGATGTCGCCCCGGAAGTATGCGCGCATCGCATCGCGCACAGTAGTCAGTTCGGATTTGTTGAGCGATATTGTCTTGCCATCCCGTTCGATGACTGATTGCTGTTGTTGTGTCTCGTTGCCAAGGATCAGCAGCACGTCGTCTGCGCGGGCGTCGTCCACTTTGTCACGGCCAATCTCCTCACGCGCCTCATTTAGACTGATCACACCGCCTTGCAGCAGCGTCACAATTCGGTCAGCTTTAGCCGACGCGATCTTCTCTTGCAACTCCGCGTCTTTGTTCAACGCCGGTATGTCCTCGTAAACAGGGACGATATACAGTCCAGCATCTTTGGCGTCTGGCCACTCGCGCCACAGGAGGTCTACAGTCAACACCTCGGTGATCATGTCTAGTTCCGGCACTTGAAACTGTGTCGCGAAATGCCGGTCTTGCTGCTCGGCATTAGCGAGCACGCTGGCGTCGGTATAGTCGCCGGCTTTTGCGGGTGGCACGTGATACGCCGCGAAGATTTCCTTCATCAGTCGCCGGCTACGTTCTTCTCGTTGTTGTTGCTGCGCCGTCAAAACGCCAGTCATGTAGCTTGCGCCGGGCGGCAACGCTGCATCGCGTCCTGCATTGCGTGGATCGCTCGCTACCGCGTCCCACGCTGCCATGAATCGGTCTATGTCTACGTTGAGAAAAGACGCGTCAAACGACAGGATGCCGCCGCCACGTCCGCCGCGCCGGTCAACGTATTCCTGCGCCAGGTCAGCCAGGTTGTAGCGATTGATTGCGCCGAGGGCAGTAGAGGTGGGAGATCGGGCAAGCATCGGATCATGATCGGCTGGGTAGTAAATGCGCACGATGTCTTCCGGCGGGTATGTCCGGCCCTCATACTCGTAGGCCACGACGTAGCCGCGCCATCCGTCGCGAATCAGCCGAACGCGATGCGCCGGCAAGATGAACATCTCAACGACGCGGCCGGCGGAATCCCTGACAAGCAACGTGAACCAGTCACCAAAGATGCTCAACTGGCGCTCACCGCCAGCCTTATAGCTCGTCTCCGTCTTTAACAACTTGTCATTTGCCTTTTCAATCAAGCCGATCACCGGATGATCAACGTTTTCGTCGCTTTCCACCTTACGGACAACGAACCTGACGGACGCAACGCCGCTGGCGCGCGCTTCGACGCAGTTGGACGCCCATACGTTGTATCGTGCAGCCTCCATCCATCCGCTAGGGGTGTCGGCGTAGACGATTGGATTGCCCGCAGCATTGACAAACCAGCTATTGTTGATGGGCCACGATTTTGCGGCTGGTGCTGAGCGCAGCGGGGGCTCGCCGGGGATGATGTAGGTCTTCAGCGTTTTCCAAATGCTCATTGCGCACCCCCGAACCCGTAATTCGCGCGCTTCCCCATCATTGACCACGCAATAGCGAGGCTCATCACGCAGTCATCGTGCATCCCTTCCGGCGCGCCATACTTTGGCGCCCCCGACTTCGTGTGCTCTTGCTGATACGCGAACAGTTCGCTGATAAGCACGTCGTCGTTGATGATGCGCAGATCGCCTTTCTCAATTGCAAGCGCCAGCGCCTCTATTGCTTCTGCCTTGCTGGCATTCGTCGTCCGATATGGACGCACGGGCATTCCCTCACGTCGCAGCTCGTCAATGATGGGCGAGCCGATGCTGTTTTCTTCGGCAATGACTGTCCCGCCAAAACGGCGATAGACCTCCCACAGACGCGAACGCTGGAATCCGTAATCAATGCGATTGAACCTGTCCATGAAGACCAGCTCACGCGTCGTCTCGTCGAGAACCGCGATTGCGGTGTAATCGTCCACCTTGCCCCAGTCAACGCCGATGATGTAGCGGTGGCCTTCGATTGGCGCGTCTTGCCTCGTCGCTGTCGCCGCTTCGCTAATTCGGCGGAAGACCGCGCCGCCGTCTTCGAGGAAATGCGCCTCAACCTCCTGCTTGAATGCGCGCTCTGTCATCGTGGCGCGCATTGAATCAATCTCCTCGCGTGCGATGTGGGGGTTTTCCCAAGTTGGGTAGCTGTAAGCTGCCCATCCATCATCACGATTGGAAACTGCAGTCTGGTAGATGTGCCAGAAATCGTTGCGCCCGCGCGGCGTGGACATGATCACTGCGCGCCCGCGATAATCGGCCAGCGTTGGCCTGATTGCTTCCACCCACTTTGCTTTCAGCCCGGGCACCAATGCCGCCTCGTTGATAATGACCAGCCGATACTTGTTTCCGCGCACTGTCTCATTGCCGAGCGTCCACATTTCCACCCGGCTACCGCCTACGGTCTCTATAGTTCGCTCGCTCGCGCTCACCCTAACGATGATCGGGGCAAGTAAGCGTTGCAAGTCTTTGAACGTTGCCTGCATCATGCGATACGTTGGCGCCATCCACGCGCACGAAGAACCGGGCTGCGTTAATTGATCGAATACAAGCCGGTGGCCCAGCGTGTCTTTGCCGAAGCGCCGGCCGCAAGAGAGCACGATGAACCGAGCATCGCTCTTCCGTATCAGCGATTGCTTCGGATGAAGCGATGGCGTCCAGACCTGGTATCTGACCTCACCGCTGGGGATCGCTGCGACTAGCGTCATACTCGATTACCTCGATCACCACTTTCTGCGGCGCGCCCTGGGGGCCGGACACCTCAGACCGTTGCGCCGGATACAGATCGAACAATTTAGCTTCATCCTGCGCGCACATTAGCGCGGTGCGCAGGTCGCCTTCCTCTAGCGCGCGCGCACGGATCATTCGCCGGATGGCCAGATGCTCAGCGTAAAGGTATTTCCGCTCTTCAGCTGTGACTTGCGCGATGCGATCCCGGGCATCGGAGATATATCGCCATGCCTGACGTTCTGTAACCTGGAACGTCTGCGATATATACTGACATATCTTCCCGGCAGGCTCGCCGCGAAGTAGCAACAAACGAACGGCCTCGAGCCGTCGCTCGTAGTCTATCCGCTTCGATCCTGCTTTCCGTCCCATTTTTTTCGGCCTTCAGAAAATCTGACACGAAATGAATCATTCGTCGACGCGAATGATCAACCGATCTTTGCGCATCGCGCCGTCTACGCTGTAGGCAAACGTCAACTGATAGTCTCCCTTGGCAAGCATCTGTATCGGCGTGTCCACAACCACGTAGCCACCCGATACACTCAGCGTCCCGCCGGGGAACCATGTTCCCGTCACGTCTGCGCCATCTGCAACGCGCATGATAGTCAGCGTCGGCGACGACACCGACGTGCCAAGTTTGCTCGTCGGGATGCGAGGACGCCAGCTCGACCCGACGAGAAATTCGAGCGTGCCGGATTCCTCGAAGTAATAGTCAATCGGCGATGTCATTTTCGCACCTGCCTTGGCGTCAGTGTGTCGTTGCGCTCGCGTGGCGACAACGTAGCGATTAATGGCCGCGGTGTTATCGTGTAGAACTGTTGCAGCGCTACATCATCGAACCCACTCGCCACTCCCAGTATCACCAGCAGTCCAAACTCGGCTCCTGTCATCGCGTCCGCGACGGATGCGTTTAGAACGGCGATTGAATCGCCGACAACGAACAAAACGCCTGCGTCGTCCGTCGTAGCAATGCCACCGGTAACACCCTGCCCGGAATCGTCGCCTACCAACGCTTCGGCGCAGGCAGCGTCGCCGGTAACGCTGGCGATACCTGTTTCGATCGCCAAGCGAGAGTCGGTGCAACCGGCGACTGTCGTGCTGATTACGAAGGTGACCTCGCCCGCCACGCTAGCATCGTCAGACGATGCAACCAGACCGGCGATAGCGATTCCGGCCACGTCCATCGCCGCCGCGTCCTGAGACGAAGCGACGCCCAGCAACACCACCGCGCCATCTGAATTCATCGTCGCTGTGTCCGACCCGGATAGTGATCCGATTGCGATCGCTGTGCCGGTCTCGCCATCCCCAGACTGCAGCGTATCCTCGCCGGACACCACGCCGGAGAGGATGGCAAGAACAGCCTCGGCATGTATCGCGGCGTCCACGGATGACGCCGCTATGCCTACCAGAAAGAAGCATGTGTCTATGCCGACGAAAACGTCACCGACGCCTGCCACCGCAACGCCAATTGGCGAGCATGCGTCTATACCGACGAACGTGTCGCTAACGCTTGCTTCCGCAACGCTGATTGGTGAGCATGCGTCTACGCCGATGATCGCTTCGGTCGCAGACGACACACACACCAACGTCGCCGATCCAACTTCAGCAAATGCCAATAAGCCGCTACCAGACGCCACCGATCCGACTGCGGCGTCCGATGCGCTGACGAATAGCCCAACGTCTGCGCCGGATGAGACGAATGCGCTCTGCGACGAGCCGTCCACGAAGAACAGCGCGTCGTCGGGCGTCGAAGCAATGCACTCCGAAGCAGCACCGCCCGACTCCTCGTAAATCGGCGGCCCCCCTTCAAGGAAGAGTGCCGATTTACGAACGGGGCGAGCGCGGGCCGGTCGGCGAAACGTATAGAGCATCGGCGCTAACCGTCGAACTGCACGCGCGGCGTCAGTCGCAACTCATCGCTGGTGGTAGCCAGAGACCGCGCTGTGCCAGAATCGAAATTGGCGAAACAGATGATAACGTCCCCAGAACCAGAAGCCGAGTTTGTAGCGATGAAGAACCCGTTAGCCGGCGCCGAAGACACAAAGCCTGTGAACGTCTTTGGCGATGACAGCGCGATTCGGCGTCCGTCGCCGTTAGTAGCCGGCGCAGCCCAGTCACCCGTCGCGATAGCAATGCGCGCGTAGGTGCCGCTGGAAGCCGTCATCTCCGTCCATCCGCTCGGCGATGCACCGCCGGTTGCTATGCGCGCCGGAACAGTTGTTGGAGTTTGCGAGGTGAACAAACCGAGATACAAAGTCGTGTCTACTGTGCCGCCCCGAAACAGGGTGTTCAGCATGTAGTCGAGTCCTTCATCAGTAAATATTTCAGCCATTTTTTCTTCCTCCTGCTAACCTATCTCTCGCCAGATTATCCCAGCCGAGAGAGTAACAGCAGCCCCCGGCGCCGTTGGAAAGTCAAGCGCCAGTCGCTCGCCGGGAGCTAACTCAATCATGTTTTCGGGAATCGGCAGATAGTTCATGCCGGGCACGTAGTTGACGAACCGGTCAAAGATTACGTCGCCGACTGTGCCTTCTGCTGTATGGTTGTTCGTGACCGTCGAAGCGGCCGATGCGCCGGACAGCTTAATCGGCGTAAACGCTGTGCCTGTGCCAGCTGTTGTTCGCTTGCTGAGGCGGGTTCTGATCGCCGTGGATGTCGTCGAGTTGAAATCTATATAGGCTTCAGTCACTTGCGCGGCCACTGTTGATGCAACGTTGAGTTGCACCAGGGTGCGCGCTGTGCTCACGCTGGTGTTGTCGAGTCGCCCGATATACGTTCCTCTTGGCATATTACCTCCTCACATCCGATAGACAGGATTGGTGCGAGCGAATCGCACGTCCCTGTCAATCAACTCATTGTAGAGATCGCCTCCTTCCCAGTCATCCGCGAAAGCGTTGAATGAGGCGTTTGTGCCCCAAAACGAAACTCCTGGATTGCCCGTTGACAACGACGTATCAGTTGCAATTGACACAAGGACACCATTACGAAACGCGCGCAGTGTCGTTCCCACTACCTCCAACCTGAGCACATCTCCTGTCGAGGCAGTCCATGAGCCTGACGCAATAACACCGGCGACCCCAGAAACCCATCTTGTTATCTCCCAATCTGAAGTTGACCCATAAAACACATAGGAGTTGTTCGCGCTGGCACGCACACATACTCCTACCCAATCCGCTGTCGACAGTGTGACTACAGCCTGCGCATACTGATCAGCACTGAACGTTAGTGCGTTATAGAACGCATCGTTTTCGCCTGCCACGCTACAGACAGCGCGTGTGTTGGAATCAATAACGACTGCGCCTAAAGCGTTCGTCCAGTTCGCCCCCAGACTTGCGCGGTTGAAGTCGTCGGTTGCGATCGCCATCATTGCCTCCACAAAGCAGCGAGCGTGCCGAGATACCGCTGCACATCGTATCCTACCCATCGTCCGGTATCGCCGAGCTGGAACAAAGCTGCGCCAACGAGAGGCGACGGCTGGCCGTTGATCGGCCCGCGGCTTAGCGCCAGCCATTGGCGGCACCAGGAATCGAATTGCGCATCGGGCACGTTGCGCGCGGCGAATCCACCTGCGCCGCCCTCGTCCAGCCCAGTCTCGGTGCAATAAACTGCGCGCACCTTTGAGTCGAAGCCGCAGCGCGTGAACAGGAACTCCCATCGCCGCTCGAACCATTGCCACTCGCGCGGGTCTTCAATGTGCTTGAGCGTTGGCGAATACAAGTGCATGTCGAGGCCCATCAGACCGCTGTTGTAGGCCGGCGCAGCGACTTCGCGGATGATCTGGCACGTCTCAGGATTGGTGAAATCGGGCGTGCCCATCGAGAAGCTGCCGGCGATGTAGAACGCACCACGCTCGCGAGCAATGCGGGCCGCTTCAACATCCTGGGTGAGGCGCACGCGCAGGTCGTTGCCATCTTGTCCCCATTGGTCGGCCTCGTTGTAGCCCATGTAGACAAGGCCGGGATAAGTGCCGACGCCAACGAAGCGGGCTAGTTCCTGACCGTTGGCGAATCGAACACCGTGTTCGATCCATTTGCGGTAGACGATAGTCGCATCGGGGTATTTCTGCTTGAACTCATACGCGCCGAGTAAGCCCTCCATCCAGACAAAGTATCGGCATCCAGCCCGATAGGCTTCTTCGGCGTAACGGTGATTGCCGAGAACGTTGACGCCGAGCAGCATTCGTGCTGATTGCACTTGTGGTGGCGGTGGCGTCGGCGATGGTTGCGGCGGTTGCGGCGGCTGTGGTGGTGGTGGTTGCGGCGGCGGTGGCGGTGAACCGGTCGGCTGCGTTAGCCACTCTGCGCACCAGCCTTGGACTGCGTAGTCCTCGGCCTGCGATTGGGGCGACTTCAACCGTGGCACAGCGAAAGACGTGCGAATCCACGAACGCCCTCGCTCATCTTTGGCGCGTTCGCGGACTGGCAGCGTCGTGCCTGGCTCAATCCAAGCGATGTGATTGCTCATCGTTGCCGAGCTCGGCGTTGACCGCAGCCGCAGCCAATCAGGGTTTGTTCGGATTTCAATCATAGGCCTCTCGCGCACGCTGATTCGCACGCCATTTCCTATTCTCGCTGCGTCCAGCACCTCTTTTGTCGCCCGCAGATTTGCGCCGTCGTTCCCTCGATGGTATGGATCGTGGTAGCGATCGTCCGCGAGGCGAACGATCCAATGCAGCGTCTCCAGCGTCCGCGACATTCGGTTTTCGATTGGCAACTTTGCGTATTGAACGAGCTCGATGCGCGGATAGTCATTTGCTAGCGTGTAGGGCGTCAGTCCTACGCTGCGCAGCATTGCCATGATGTCAGCGGCAGTCGTTCCGTTGTCTTCTGGGTCGTATTGCTTTGCCCAATCGCTGACGGTGATGTTTTGCGCCCGACCAAACCACCGGGCCAGCATCAGCGCACACGCCGGGCCGCAATCGTTCTTCGCGTAATTGCCCGTCTGATTGACGTATGGAACGTTGCTAATCAATCGCCCCTCTCCTTTTTAATAGCGGCGCGTAGTGCGCGTATCTTTCCGCGATGCCTTGCGGCAACGTAGAGCGACAACGCACGCGCACGCACTGTATCGCCCGAAAGATTTTCATGGTCTACGCCTATCTCAGCGGCTAACATATCTAGCTCGTCCCGACTGAATCGGGTAGACAACGCATTCAACAACTCGCGGTCGCCGTTGATCATCGCTTCTACATCGCGATCTGTGATTCCGGTCAAGCTCTCAATCAACAGCATCAACGTCTCTATTTGCCGGTGCGCTACTTCGAGGTCTCGCTCCAGTTGTGCTATGCGCGCGTCCCGCTTGGCCAATTCAGCACCATAGTATTCGGTGAGTCTGCGCGAAAGACCAACGTATTGCCAAATGTAGAACGATGTGAGCGCGCCGGCGCCGATGACGATGGCAACGACGACCTCGAAGACATAGTCACTAGCCACGGCGCTTCGTGATTTGATACGCCGACTGGTTTGCGATTAGCGCGCTGATGTAAGCGGACGCGAGCCCAAGCGCACCATCACGAGAGCACTCAACAGTGCCCAGAACGTTGGCGCACCCCAGCCCAAATGCGCCGACCGCAACAACGAGCAGCAAGCCAGCCATGATCAGGCGCTTGTGAACGCCATCTAGGCTGGAGAACCAGTCGGACACGCCAGGGAGATACGAGAATGCCAGCGAGAGAATGATGCCAGCGACGGAAGAAAGCAGATCAGAAGTCATGTCACCTCCAAAAAAAAACGCGGCCGCGCATAACGCGCAGCCGCTCTGTTCCGAGACTATCGGTTGCGAGTCAATGATACCACTATCTACTCGTCATCATCATCAGAAACGTCCCGGTCGAGTAACATCTTGCCAACCGGGACTGCTTCGATCTTGACCGAAACCTGGCGCCCCTGAACGCGCAAGGTGACGGTGAAATGATTTGCTAGCCCTGCCCGTTCCATCAAAGCGACGGCACGGACAACGAGAGAAGCGGCGGCTATCTGGAGGGGGGAATTGCTCATGATATAATACTTACATGGAAAGCATACAACTTCAATTAATAGGGCCAAGCAGGCCCAGCGACGAACCAGGATGGGCCGTGAAGGGGTGCACGATCATATACGCCCCTAGAGGACAAGCCGGCGAATACGCCAAGCTTGCCACGAACCCCTACCGGGGATGCGGCCACAAGTGTTCATACTGCTACGTTCCTTCCGTGCTAAGGATATCACGGGAGGAATTTGATTCGGGCGCGACGCCGCGTCCGAATTTCCTGGAGCTGCTACGAAAGGATGCCGGGAAATACCAAGCCGCAGGCAAGACGGAACAAGTGATGTTGTCGTTCACTACCGACCCATACCATCCCGGAGACAATTCGCTGACAAGAGATGTGCTGATTACCCTTGCCGAGCACGGCATGGGGTTCTGCACTCTAACAAAGGGCGGAAAGCGCGCTCTCAGGGACGCTGACCTGTTCCGCCCCGACCGGGACGCATTCGCCTGCACGCTTACCAGTCTGGACGAGGCAATGAGCCGGAAATGGGAGCGCGGCGCGACGTTGCCTGCTGAGAGAATCGAGGTGCTCCGGCGATTCAAGAAGATGGGCATCTTCACATGGGTCAGCCTAGAACCAACGCTCTCCACAGAGGAGAGCATCAAGATAGTCAAGCACACCCACGAGTTTGTTGACCTTTACAAGGTTGGGCGGGCGAATTACTTGCCCATCACCAACACCATTGACTGGAAGTCTTACACTCTAAAAATTTTGGAAGTGCTGAACAAACTAGGTTCGGCCCACTACATCAAGAAAGACCTTCAACCATACCTACCTGCAGGGTATCACAATCCCAAATACGTCACGCAGCATCACTGAACCAGTTCAGGTTCCACGCCGAATTCTTTGTGGAACCTGTCGATCGCAAGTGCAACCCACCGGGGTTGCGCCTCACACCCTCGCCAAACACGGCCGTGTCTATGGGCCGCAATCAGACTCGACCCACTCCCCGCGCAACAGTCCCAGACAATTGCCCCCTTCGGAACATACGCCATCAATATTGCAGATTCGACTACGGGCTTGGCCCAACTCATGCCGATCGAAGCTGCAGCGAGCACTCCCCCGACGCTTTGCTGCCAACTGATCGGCCGTCCATCCGACGTTTTCTCGCACCCGCAATCTGCGATGACTTGGCGATCTATCGCCTCTGATTTGTCATTCCACCACTTGCGACGCCATACCGTGACGTTCTCGTGCATACAGCATGGCAACGTGTGGTTGTGTTGCCCGCGTATCCCACCGGTGAAGACAAGCGAATGCACACCCCATTGATCGTCGCGAAATGTATCAGCCATCCACAAGATGGCGCCTTTCAGGCGGTGCCATACCCCCACCACGTCCACAGACGGCAGAAGCTCGAACTGCCCATAGTCCACATCAAATGGGGGGTCAAAAATCCACAACCTGGGCTCGTCTCCTTGAAGAACTCGCTCGACATTTTCGCGCAGCGTGCTGTCAGCGCAAAGCAGCCGATGCTCCCCTAGCTTCCACAATTGGCCAGGTTCTACTTTCCACTTGTCCAATAGCTTCGCCGCACGCTCTTCAGAGTAGTCTTCTTCGCTGGCTGAGGGCTCAGCGACGTCGGAGGCTATCAACTCACTCAATGCTGCAACGTCTTGCTTCCACGTTGCAAGCGCCTCCTCATCTAGCCCCCACTGAAGCAACGCATTGCTATCCCATGAGCTAAGTGCCTCCCAATCCCACCGCCCAACTGCGCCGGCATGCAGCAGGATGACAAGCCGGCGGCGTTCTTCGTCGGTCAGGGCGAGCGATGCGCGCCTTACTTCCACCTCGTAGCTGTCGCCATAGAAAGCCTTTAGCGCGCTCAACCGCTGGTGACCGTCGTATACCTCGTTGTCCGGGCCCACGACAACGAGTTGCACCTGCCCGTAGTCGCGCCACGAGTCAAGTAGTCGTTTCGCCGCGCGTTTGCTGATCTGGCGCGGGTTGTGCTCCCACGGCTTGAGATCGCGCAGCCTAACGCGGTCATTTGTCCACGTTAAGGATTGGGCTTGCGTGATGTCCATGCGTCTGATTCTACCTGTATTACAGGTGTGCCTAAACTAGGGTTCAACGTCAAGCGAAAACCCGGCGACGAGTCGGCGCGGGGTGCGGGTGACGGTCAGGCGTCCCCACACACAACCGTGCATGCGCGGGGGCTTGCCTGTGCGCGCGGAGTAACCGCGCTCGGAGTAGTCATCCAGGTATGAAGGGCAGCGAATGTGCCAGGTGTGGGAGCGGCGCGGGATGCCGCTCACAGAGAGTTCTTCGCGTGCGACTGGCAAAACGTAGCAGTCGTGCGTGTGGCCTTGAACTATGACATCGGCGGAGATGTAGCTTTGCATTCGCCGGGTGTCCAGTGTCCCGAAACTCATCATTGCGCCCGATCCGCTCCCATGTGAGTAACGCAGCGTAAGCGTGCCGACGCGCGGGGTGCTGGTGTTCACAGTCAAGCGAACCCATCCGGCGTAAGGCATCGAAGCGCACTGCGAGCCACGCTCGCGCAACGCAGCAGCGATGCGGTCGGTGAGAGACGTGCCGTAGTGACGAAGAACGCTTTGCTCGTGATTGCCCATCGCCAACATCGCGAAGTGGGCAGCGTAAGGTGCGTAGCGCTCGGCGGCGCTGTTTACGAGCGAGTCGAGATATTCATCGCGCTTGTATTGATCGACAAGGCCGGAGTAAGACGCGCGGGGATCGCCTCTGCCTTGCATTGCGTCACACAGATCGCCGAAGTCCAGGATGATGGCGTTTCGCTCGCGCGCAAGGTCTAGGTGGCGCGTCTCAAGTGCGGATCGCTGGGCGGGGTGGTCGTGATGCCGGTCGGAAGAGAGCATCAGGTAAATCTCTTCGTCTCGGCGCAAAGTTACATCGAGTAAGAGCACGTCTGGCGCAGGTCGGCGAGATGACCAGTGCACGCAAGGATTATATCTGCTAGAAAAACGACCGGCCGCCCGTAGGACTACGGGCGGCTGGTCGCGAAAAGGAGAAAACTGACAAACCCGACGCAATATTACTCGATCTGCTCGTTTGATTCAACAAGGCGCACGAGTCATGTTCCAGCGGATCCGGGCCCCAGTGTGTTGTGGAATTAAGAGAGTCCTCCTTTGTTCGGGACGGTAACGGGAACTGTAACAGGCAAAGGTTTTGGCACTCTAATGGGGGTTGGGCGTGGCAACCTGGTTACGCGCCGTATCACTTTCCCGATATTCATCGCACACCTCCGCTATGCGCGAGCGATCGCTACGGCAATCGCTCGCAGAAGATACTCGTCCAGCGGTGCGCCGGTTTCGAGCGCATCGCGGACTGTGCCGGACGTGCGGCCGTCGGCCCACCGGCTGATCCACTGGCGCGTGCCATCGGGGCAGTTGCCCGCGCGCAGTGAATCGCGCGGGCTGATCGGCACATCGCCGAATGCGGCGACGATCTGCTCGCGCGTCATACTGGTCATAGTCCGCACAAGCTCACGCAGGCGCGCTTCTGCTTCGGAGCGCTTGCGCGCGTGTGCCTGGCGAATCTTCTCAGCCCACAGCTTTGCGCGCCCGTCGGCAATGGCGCGGGCGGCCTTGAGCGAGCGACCGTGGGCGTATGTGCCGTCCGCGGCGCGCACGATATATCCGTGCTGGACGCGGAAGTCATAGCCGCGTCCTTGAACCAGCCAGGATGCCTCCCAGGCGTCCTCGGCAACTTGCTTTGCCGAGAGCGTGAGTAGGCCGCCGGCGTCGGCCAGACCAGCGGCAAGAACGCTGCCCCGCCAATTGGCGGGCACGGTCAGGGTCAACCACATCTTGGTGGCGCGCCAGGGCTTCCTACGATGCCACACTGAGGACGCGTCCGCACACACGGCCGGCGCGCCAAATTTGACCTCTAGTTCCGTTCCCGCCTCATCCACCCAGCGGGAATACGGCATGCGATAACACCTGTGCAGAATCCGGTATATCGGGCCCCGCTCATCCTGGAGAATGTCCCGAAGGTGGCGCAACCATCGCCCGGGTTCGGCCAGCGGATCGCGCGGCGCATGCTCGCGAGCAAGCTGGCGCTGTTGGTTGCGCTCAACCGCGGCGCGCACTTCCTCTGCCTCAGCGGGATTGAGGCGACCTCTGCCCAAGCCCTGGCGGGCCAGGGCGGCGAGGGAATCGTAGGTGATTCGGTATGGGTGATTTACTGGGTGATTGAATTTTAGGTTCATCTCTGTTCCTCCTACTCGATCCTAATCATATCATATCAAGCGCGGTTGTCAAGGAGGAAGAGACTACTCTAATGAAACTCTAAACTTTTGCAACACAGACGCACAGGAAGCCCGTAGAGCCGCGTTGTGGCAAAAAAAGACTCCCGGGATAGCCGGCCGGTGTTAAACGCGCCCAAAAACGCGCGCCAGTGGCCTTATAGCCCGCGTTTTCGGCGAGGTCGGCGCGCCTCGCTGACGCATGCGTAGCACACGCCCTCGACCGTCGCACCCAGTTGCAGTGCGTCATACGGCCAGTGTTCCGGCAATCGCCATCCGCGCACGGTCTCGGCATTAGGCGAGCGCGCAACGGTCACAAAGCCGCATCTTCGACAGCGAACGAAGAGAAGCGGGCGGCCCTTGACGATGGGTATATCTCCACGGTAGCTAGAGAATCTAACGGGCATCGAACACCTCCGCGAACGAAGCCTTGGCCGCGTGAAAGCCCAGCTGTAGCTTTCCGACCGCGCCGTGGCGATTCTTCCTGATTTGCGCTTCGATCGTGCGCACTGGCGGCGGGTTCAACACATCGCCCGTATCGGCACGGTCTAGCACGATGAGCGCGTCGGCGTGTTGCTCGATAGCGCGAGACTCGCGCACCTCCCCGGCATCGTTGACCTGTGAACCGGTTAGGACGGCTAGGCCGAGTTGGCCAGCCAACGTCTTGAGCGCGAGTGCCACTTCCGCCACCTCTTGCTCGCGGCTCTGATCGCGGCGCGTGCGGCCGTCCACCAGCTGGATGTAGTCCACGATGGCGAGCTTTGCGCCGCGATGGGCGTGATGGCGCAACAGATGTCGAAGCTGGCCGACGGAGATGCCAGGTCTGTATTCGATGGCAATCGGCATTTTGGCCACCTGGTCGGCAGCATCCATCAGACGGCGGCGCTGGTCAGCACGCATTCGCTCATCGAGTGCAAGCACATCGGACGGGGACAGGCTGATGCCAGAATGGCGACTAAGCAGCACGCGACAAACTTCCGGCTCGCTCATCTCGCATGAAACGATGACCACAGGCGAGCCGGCGCGCGCGGCAGATAGCGCCATCTGCAGCATCAGTGTGGTCTTGCCTGCTCCGGGCTTGCCCGCAATCACGGTCAGCCGGCCGGGACACAGGCCGCCCAGGATGCGATCAAGCGCGCTTAAGCCGGTGGACATGCCCGGCAATCGCTCACCTGCAGAGTCATAGTCGGAGACGCAGTGCAGAAGCGCGTCCGAGAGCGATACGATCTGCCGCGCGCCGGTCGTGAGCACAGATAGCCGGTCGGCGGAGTATTCGGGTAAATCATCGTGCCCTTGATGGGCCGCCGCTGCAATCTCGCTGGCAATGCGTATCGCCGTGCGGCGTTGCCAATCGCGGTAGACGATTTCCGCGTATCGCCTGATATGCAACGCGGTTGGCACCGCACAGCACAACTCGGCGATGTAAGGCTCGCCTCCTGCTTCGTCCAAGTGGCCTTGTATGCGCAACTCATCTGAAAGCGAGAGCAGGTCAACCGAAATACCGCGCCCGAATAGCGAGAGTAGCGCCTCGCAGATGTATTGGTGGCGCACATCCCAGAAGTGCTCAGGCCTGAGCATGTCGGCCAGCACCGCTAGAGCTTCAGGGTCGATAAAGGCCGAGCCTAGGGCCGACTGCTCGGCTTCTTCGCTGTAGATGGGTGTGATATCGGTAAGGTTTGGTTTAGTTCCGTTTCGGCTGGCGAACATATCCGTTCCTCTCCTCATCGTAAACGAGCTCGTATTCCTGCCGGATCGAGCGAATAGCCTGAAGGTTAACAAGCGCGCCCGGCCAGGTGCAGATCAAGCCGGCCTTGCGCGCTTCGTCGCGCGCGGCTTTAAGCCGCGCTTCATCGCAGTGCAACTCATGCAGCGTCTCAGCACCCTTCGCCCAGCGTGCCTTATCGCCTTTCGTCGGCGCAACCTCGAAGATGCGGGCGAAGGCGAGACACTGCGCTTCCAGATGGGGTGGAAGAGACCACGTTCGGATGGTGCGTTCGACTGGGTCGTGGCCGTCCAGCCGCTCTAGCACGTGATCCAGGTAGTCGCGGGTGTTTCCACTCGCGTTTTGCGCGGGCGAGAGTGCGCGCGCATCGCGCGCGCTATCTTTTCTTTTATCTTTTATCTTTTGTGGGGTCAATTTTTGACCCTCTAGGGGGTCAATTTTTGACCCGTTAGAGGGGCAATTTTTGACCCCCCCATCGTCCTCCAGTGTGCTTTTGGGGGTCAATTTTTGACCCTCTAGGGGGTCAATTTTTGACCCGTTAGATGACGGGATAGCACATGCATAAGACGCTGCTTTGCTGCCTGCCGCATAGCCGCGCTGCACAACCAACCCGCGTTTTAGCAGTCCTCGCAATCCAGCGCGAACGCTGTTCCTCGCAAGGCCAGTCATTTGCTGAAGCTGTTCGATGCTGATCTCGTCGCTTTCCTTTTGCCATCCTGCTGTTTTGCGCAGGACGGCGAGTAAAACCTTGGTCTCTGCGCCGGACAGGTCGGCCAGATGCTCGTCCACGTAGGCGATGGGAACTCGTGTGTATCCCTCTGTCATTTCTCGTCTTCCCCGATAAAGATGGTGAATCCAACGTAGTAATCGCGCACGTAGTGGATTTGATCCACTAGAGAGATCATCAGAACGCGCGCGTAGCGATGCTGCAAGATGTGCACCATCGCTGTATTGCCGCGCGGCACTTGTTCGATCGCGGCTCGCAAAGACCGGCTACCGACGAGAATGCGAGCATCGTAATGCGCGTGTCCACCAAGCAGCACGCTTTCGACGCTCAATCCTTTGTTGTCAATACTCACCGTCCGATAACCTTCCGTCGAAAGGAAGGTTAACGCCCACCGCAAGGCATCAGTTTCGATGATTACATTCGCGATGCTCTTGTGAGCCTCCAGCACATCACAGATGTGTTCGCGGTCATCCTTTAGGCCGTAGCGATGCGCAATTGCCTCGATCTCTTCTGGAGATTGTATGCCTTCCAGATGTTCGCGCGGCACGACGTATCGCGTCTTCTTGCGCGTCTTCGTGGGCCACACGTATTTCGCAGCCTGCTCGGCGTTCGACGCAAGCAAATATAGCCGGCCGCGTTCAGTGCCGACAATCACGCTAGAAGAGGCGCAATATAGCAGGTTTTGGGGATGGATAAGGGGATTGGGGTTCATCTGTTGTCTCTCCTTTTCGCCGTGGTAGGTGGTCTGCTGCTAGCTCGCGTTGTAGCGACCATCGCGCAAGATGCCAGGTGACGCCGTTCGACTCGACGACCTCGCGTTGCGGCTCGCACGCGATAAAGATGAATGCTTCGCGCGCAAGCGCTGCGACTTGCGCGATGTCGTCGGCGTCCGGCGGACGGTCGGCGCGCCCGATGGCTAGATATTCCCTCGGCTGGTAGCTGAGCGCTAAGCCGGGGGCGACGAAGCCCTTGAGTGGGCGTTCCGCGCGGAACGCCCGCTCAAGGGCACGCGCTGAGATCATGTTGAGCTTCGGTCTGCTGCTCGGCTTGCAGCAAGGCGAGCTCGATCAACTCTCGCGTGAGAGCGCTGATGCTGATGC